AAAGAAAATGGGATATCGCAGATGGCCTTAGATAGTCTCGTTGGCACAGTTGTTGGTATGGGAGCAGAGAAAGTAGAGTCTGTTACCAGATCCCTTGCTGAAGAGAAAGCATCCCTTGGGCCTAATGCAGATGTAATTATTAAGGGAATGACAGATTGGGCCAGGGGTCTTGTAAACAAGGGGGTATGGGGCAGGGATGACTTTGAAGAGTTTAAGTATATGGGCGGTACTGCCAAAGGCTTAAAGGCTTTGATGAAACTGCGTGAAACCTATGAGGGCTCTCGCATCCCAGTTGAGTCTGTACCCATTGAGGGCGCTCCCTCCAAAGATGAGCTGTACCAAATGGTTGGTGATCCTAAGTACAAAACAGATCCATCCTACCGAGCCAAGGTTGAGAAGATGTTTGCTCAAAATTTCGGCTAATATAAAGAATCTCCTCACGAGAGTGACCCTTACCCCGGTGCAGTTAGCCGGGGGTTTTTTATCCACATTTAGTTGGTATAAAAAATATTTCACTAGATGTTGTATTTTTCCTACATTTCTGCTAGAAACTCATTAAGGCATACCATTTAGTTGGCCCTTGATGCAGATTAATCTGACGATTGGCTACCGCAAGTAGCAAGCGTAGGCCCTGGCAACAGGCACACCAAAGCAAAAACCCAATTTATTTTTTACCTATTTAGGAGAAACACATGAGCATTTCATTATCTAATGCCTTTGTTACCCTCTTTGATGCTGAGGTAAAACAGGCTTTCCAGGGCAAAGCAATGCTGGTAGGTGCTGTTCGTCAGCGTAGAGGAGTTGAAGGCTCTACTGTTAAGTTTCCAAAGGTTGGCAAAGGTGTGGCTACCCCACGCATTGCACAATCTGACGTAACTCCATTAAACGTAGCATTCTCAAGTATTACTTGTACGCTTGCTGATTACAATGCCGCTGAATATAGCGATATCTTTAATCAAGCTAAAGTAAACTTTGACGAGCGTTCAGAGTTGGTTCAAGTATTGTCTAACGCTATTGGCCGCAGACAAGACCAAATGATTCTTGATGCACTCGGAAATACTAGCACCAGCTTGACTGTTTCTAACGATATCGGTGGTAGCGATACCAACATGAACGTAGCCAAGTTGCGTGAAGCTAAGAAGTTGTTGGATAAAAATAACGTACCTCCAGAGGGCCGTCATATTATCCTCCACGCAAATGGCTTATCATCGTTGTTGTCTGAGACAGCAGTAACCAGCTCTGACTTCAATACTGTTAAAGCACTTGTTGCTGGTGAAATCAATACTTTCTTAGGCTTTACTTTCCATATCCTTGGTGACCGCTCTGAGGGTGGCTTAGCAGTTGATGGTTCTTTAGACCGCACTTGCTTTGCTTTCCATAAAGATGCACTTGGCTATGCAGAAGGTATTGCCCCACGCACCGAAATTAATTACATCCCTGAGAAGACCTCGTTCCTAGTGAACAGCATTTTCTCTGCTGGAGCGATTATTATCGATGATGAGGGTATTGTCAAAATCACCGCTCGCGAATCTTAATCTAAGGAGAGACTGATATGGCATATTCTGATACTGGTTTAGTAACTGTCTGTGCATCGAAGGCTGGTAATGCACCATCGATGTATTTGTATAAAACCGCTGATACCCAAGCTACTGTTAACACAGTTGGTTATTTTGCATCTTTAAAAGACGTGTTAAAAGTTGGAGACGTTATTTTTGTTTATGACTCTACAACCCCAAGTCTTGTATTAACTTATGTTAACTCGGTAACGTCAACAACTGTTGACATTGCTGATGGTACAACTGTAAGTGCAACCGATACTGACTAATAGTATCTAGTAACAAGATGGGCTATTGCTGGCAAAACTGGCGATAGCCCATTCTTACATTGGAGATTTAAATGGCAGCTGGCGATACCGCATTATCAATATGTTCTGATGCTTGCGTAATGTTAGGCGCAAAGCCAATCTCCTCATTTAATGAAGGAACTGACGAGGCATCAATTGCAGACCGCTTATATGCGGATATTCGCAATCAAGCCCTCATGCTTTACCCTTGGTCATTTAGCTTTAAAAAGACCTCTATTGCTCAATTAGTAACAACACCTACTAACGAGTACCGCTACGAATATCAGTTGCCTGGAGACCGCTTAGGATCACCTAGAGCTGTTTACGATAGTAGTTCTGTTGGCATCCCACCTCGTAAAGAATACAGAATTATGGGTAGCAAACTGCTTACCGATTATCAACAGGTTTATATTGACTATCAATACGCTGTACCCGAATACGATATGCCAAGTTACTTTGTGCAGCTGCTCAAATACATGATGACTTGGCACCTTGCTTTACCTATTACAGACCAAACAGAGAAGAGCCAGTATTGGCAGTCTGTCGCTGTTGGCTCACCAGCCGAAAATGGCAGAGGTGGATATCTAAGACAGGCTATGAATATTGATGGCCTTAACCAGCCAACCAACGCAATTAACGATTTCTCACTTATTGCTGTGAGGTATTAATGGCTCGCTTTGTCTCTATCCAGACAAACTTTTCTACTGGCGAGTTAGACCCATTGCTCCGGGCAAGGGTTGATTTGGCTGCCTATCAGAACGCATTAGAAGAGGCTACCAACGTGGTGTGTCAGCCACAGGGTGGCATTAGACGTAGACCTGGCACTAAGTACATTTCATCCTTGCCAAACACTAGCACAGAGTCTGCTGGCAACGGAACCCGATTAGTTGAGTTTGAGTTCAGCACATCGGATTCCTATATGCTTTGCTTTACGCATAATCGGATGCACGTTTTTAAGAATAAGGCTTTGATTACAGCGATTAATGGTGGTGCTAATGATTATTTAGATACATCTGCATTGGGGCTTACTGGCGCTAGGTTGGCAAACATTGTATGGACACAGTCTGCCGATACGCTTATTGTGGTTCATCCAGACATTAATCCAATTAAGATTGTGCGCGGTGGCACAGATGCCACATGGACAGGCACAGCAATTACTTTTGACTCTATTCCAAAGTATGCTTTTACCGCTGCTTTTTCTAATCCAGCGGGTACGCTAACACCATCGGCTGTATCGGGTAAGATTACATTAACCGCCAGCTCCTCTGTATTTGTGGCTGGAAGTGTTGGCCAATACGTCAACGCATCTCCACAAGGTAGGGCTAAGATTGTTAAGTACACATCTGGCACTTCAGTAGATGCTATTACAGAGTTCCCATTTTTTAACACCTCTGCCATTGCTAATGGTTCGTGGGAATACGAGTCAGGCTATGAAAATGTATGGAGTGCTGGCAAAGGCTATCCACGCTCGGTAACATTCCATGAAGGCCGCCTATATTTCGGTGGATCGAAGTCGCGCCCCTCTACCATATGGGGTTCTAAGGTTGGACTGTTCTTTGACTTTGACCCAACAGAGGGCTTGGATGACGATGCGGTTGAGGCTACACTAGACACCAACACATTCAACGCTATTGTTGACATTATCTCTGGTAGAGACCTACAAGTATTTACAACAGGAGGTGAATTTTATGTTCCTCAAAACGGCCTTGACCCAATTACTCCAACGAATTTCTTTGTTAAAACAGCAAGCCGTAACGGCATTAAAGAAGGTGTTAGGGTTCAACAGTTAGAGTCTGGCACCCTGTTTGTACAACGACAAGGGAAATCATTAAATGAGTTTGCTTATACTGATACGCAGCTTACATACGTCACGCAAAAGATATCGTTACTTGCTGGCCATCTCTTGCGTACTCCAACTCGTATGGCTTTGCGTAGGTCTGTGGCTACTGATGAGAACGACTTACTGCTGATTACTAATGCAGATGACGGCATGATGGCTGTGTTCTCATTGCTACGCGCCCAAAACGTCATTGCCCCATCCGAGTTTATTACTGTAGATGGATCCTTTGTAGATGTAGGTGTAGATATATCAACCATCTATGTGGTAGTCAAGCGCAATGTAAACGGCACATTCCAATATTTTGTAGAGGCATTTGATAACGACTTGCTGACAGACTGCGCTAAAACTGGTGGAGCTGCTGCATCTGTCTCAATGAGCCATGTAGCTACAGAAACAGTTAACGTAATTCTTGATGGATCTGTACAGGCTAACCAAACAGTACCAGGCGGTGGCACAGTTACATTTTCACGCTCATCAACTACTAAATTTGAGGTAGGCTTACCTATCTCTGTAAAAGCAGTAACCATGCCGGTAGACCTAAAGCTACAGACAGGCACACGCATTGGATTTAAGAAGAGGATTGTTGAGGTTAATGCGTTGGTGGCTAGTACCCAGCACATGAAGATTAATACAATTGAGGTGCCATTCAGAGCGTTTGGTGACATCCTTGATGAAGCGGTTGACGAGTACACAGGCACTAAAACAATGCATGGACTTTTAGGTTATACAACTGAAGGCAAGATTACAATTGAGCAAGACGTGCCATTAAAGATGACATTGCTTGGCTTAGAGTACAAAGTAGCAACACATCAAGGAACTTAATATGAGATTTTCTAGACAAGACCTTAAAAACTTTGATGGCCCAATCGGTGATCCATTTAATGGCCCAGCAGTAAACAAGCATATTGGACAGAAATATCAAGACCCAGTAACGGCTATTGCTATTACGTTAACAGTTGCTAGTGCGGCTGGCTCTATTAAGGCTGGCCAAGACCGCAACAAAATGTATCAGATGCAAGCCAAGCAAGCAGAGGTTGAGTCTGACCGCAGAGCTGTGCAGTATGAGTTACAGGCTAACGAGATTCTTAGACGTACCAACCAAGCTAACGCAGCTGTAGTGGCTCGTGGATTTGCTGGTGGCACACAAGGCTTTGAGGGATCCGCTGGATTGATACAGCAAATCAACAATACTCGTGGTGGCAAAGAGTTTATGTTTGCTTTACAAAATTCTGACATGACAAGGCGCAGCGGTCTTATCCAATCAAGCCTATATCAAGGCGCTGGACAGATTGCTGAACAGGCTGGATATTTTGATGCCGCTGGTAAGCTAGGATCTGCTGGGTTTATGTACGCAAAAATGGGTAGCGCACCATCAACAGAACCACAACCACTCTAATATAAATTATGGCTGAACTTCCACGCTACCAACCAACTGGCTATCTACCAGCAGACGTTCCACGTCTAGACCTTGCTAATCTCAAAGAGTCTGTTGCCGCGACTCAGGGTATTAATTCTGCCTTGGATCGATTGGCTGGATTTGCATTTAAAGAAGCAGCAGAAAGAGCACAGCGTGAAGGTATGCAGTATGGCGCTGAGAATATGCCAAGCGCAGAGCAAGTAATGAGAGCAATGGAAGAAGGCAAAAGCCCAACTGAGTTATTTGCAAAGCCGGGTACATATTTTGGTGATGCTGCTAGAAAAGTACAAGCTGGTCAGCTGCGTAGTGAGTTAGAGGTTCTTGGCCGTCAAGAGTTGGCCAAGTTAAGCGCTACTGTAGAAACAGGATCTTTTGATTTAAGAGAAGTTCAAACTACAATTAAATCATTGACTGCTGGATATGCTAAAGCAATTAGTGCTGTAGATGCTGAAGAGGGTTTAAAGTTTAGAAGCTCTATGGCTACTGCTGGTAATTCAGTATATGTAAAAGCAACTGAGAATTTTGCAAAGATTGTAGCCCAAGGAAAAATTGCTTTAGCTAATGATGCATTGGCTGCAACATCAACCATTATTGCTGACACCTTAAAATCAGAAAACGATCCAAAGATATTATCGGATCGCATTATGGTTGAGCGTAACAGAATATTTGAAGTTGCTATGCAAACAGGAGATCCAGCGTTTGTTAAAACGGCAAGAGAAGATTTTGAAAAAACAAAAATTAATGCAATTATTGAATATGCAATTAGTAAGGATTTTGCTCCAACCGAAATAGATGGATATAGAAAATTAATTACTAGAGATTTTGGCAAGTTATCAGAGGTAATGAAAACAGTTAATCTTGATAAATTAAAGACTCAATGGCTTGAAAAAACAGGCAATATTATTGAAGCTAATAATAAAACAAATGCATTAAGTCTTTCAATAAATCAAGATAAAGTAAATCAAATTTTAGAAAATCATGCCGCTGGAAACATAGGCGGTCAAGATGCATATCGTCAAATAAAATCATTAAACGTAACTCTTCCTGATGGCCAAATGAGGGCTTTGCTTTCTGGAGAAGGCGCTGGAGCTACACCAAAAGAATTTGGTAATTATGAATCAATGACTCAGCGTGGATTGCTTGGAGAAAATGAAATAAATAATCTTGCCGAAAAAGGAAATATGAGTTGGACGCAAGCAAACAAACTTAAACAACAGGCTCGTAATCCAGATGCCCCAATGAGAGATGCATTAAGTTATGGAAGGGCTGCTGTTGGCGCACCAGGAGAAATGACGTTTGGGTTTGGATATGAAAAACAAAGATACGAAAGAGTCCAAAGTCAACTGCGTGATAAAAAATATGAGGCATTGCAAACTGGTAAACCATTTGATCCAATGCAAACAATAAAAGATATTATTAAACAAGATTCTGCTACAACAGAACATCAACAATATGAATCTGAGTTAAAAGATTTTCAGGATAGATTAAAAAGAAATGGGGTTAAATATGACCCGCTTAGAATTTATACAAAAGAAGATTTAAAAGACCTTGGTAAAAGAGAAAAAGATATATTGCTTGATATGCAATCTAAATTAAAAAGGGATAAGGATCAGTAATGATTGAGGATCGTTTTGCAGATTTAATTAGACATAGCTATCAGTTGCCAATTGAGGAAGAGCAGCCTATGGAAGATACCATGTTGGCTGCTGGGCCAATAACGTCTGACGTTCCACAAACTGGAGTTCGTCTTGGTAGAGCTGGTGTTACTCCTCAACAATCCGCAAAAGCTGGTGGATTGGATAAACCAGCAATTGCTTTATTAGACACATTGGCTGGCGCTTTACGAGGCGCTACAGGCGCTGCAATTGGTTTGCCTGGTGATATACGCTCTATCGTTGACTTGATTAACCAAGAGGGCGCAGAGGCCGTAATGGGAAAGCGTATGTTCCCAACTTCTGAAGAGGTTTTGCAAAGCAATATATTGCCACCAGTTATACCAGCTGGCGCACCAAATGCAGCAGAGCGCCAAAAGACAGTTGATATAGCACAGAAGGTTGGCGAGTTCTTGCCAGCACCTGGATTGATAGATGCTCCAAAAGCAATTAAAAGCGCTATACAAGCAACCAAAGGTATGCCAGTTGGTTTAAGCATTCAACCAGTTGGAGATCTTGGTGATGCGTTGTTAATGGCCGTAAAGGTTGGCAATAAAGAATTAAAGATACCGGGCGATAAAGCTGCTGTATTACAAAAAGCAATTAAAAACTTAACTCCAGAAGAGCAAGGAAAATTGCGTACAGATACAGCAATAAAAATGGTAGACATATTAACAACTCTTCCAAGCACAAAAGAATTTGCAGCTGCCGCAGTTGGTGGCATTGCTAAAAAGGGATGGTACGAAGGATCAGCAAAAGCAATTATTGAAGTATTTGGTCAGGATGCGCCAAGATTTGCGGCTTTACTTTCTGCAACAAGTCCACAAACAAGCGTTGAGTCAAATCTATATAACGCATTACAAACATGGAAAAATTGGACAGCTGCTGGAAGACCACAAGATAGAGAATCAATTATCTCCGTTATGGGTCAAAGCGTTCAAGGCAGCAAAGGCGAAGAGTCTGTATTGGATGCATGGAAAAATAACTCTGTCAGAGCGCTTACCTCAGAGGATCCATCAACACTAGTATTGTCTGGCCCCAAAGTTGATTCGTTTATGAAAAACTTGCAAGGCAATGTTGAGCAAGTTACTAACGATGCATGGATGGCATCATTCTCTTTAGTAGACCAAACAATATTTAGTGGAAGTTTAACTAAAACAGATGCTGGAAAAGGGCCTGGATATTTAGCAATGAATGCTAGGGTTCGGGATACAGCTAAATATTTAACAAAGCTAACTGGCGAAACATGGACTCCAGCAGAAGTTCAAGAAACCATTTGGTCATGGGCTAAGACTTTATATGAAAAAGCCAGCGATGCCAATGAAACCAGGTCTGCGTTACAATTGATTAAAGAGAATGCAATTACAGATGATTTGATAGCATCAACCCCTGACTTTAGGACACTATTTTATGATGAAAGATATGCCCCAATCCTCGAACAAGCTGGATACAAAGACCAGCTCGATAGACTCCGTACAGCTACTGCAACAGATAATGCTGGGTCAGGAGTCAAAAAACCCAGATCTAGCAGCGAAACAAGCAAGGCTCTTGGAAGTTCTCAAAACAAACTCCTCGAATCAAATGCCAAGCGCTTAGATAAGTTAAGGCTCAGTAGAGAGCAAGCCTCAGCAGAAAAGGTTTTAAGCAAACAGACAGTTGAGGGAGCAGAATAATGTCTATAAAGCCACTAAACGAGCGGTTAGATGAACTAGACTCTGCTGAAAAAGATG